GTTGTATCACCGGGAGGAGCTTGTGTAGTATTAAAAGCGTGTGGACCTACTTGACGCTGTTCAATAGGCGTCATTATCGGTGCTCTCTCAACAAAGTTGCCTTGTCTTGCATCATTTCTTGTAAGGTTATCAAATATAGCTAATAAATCTCTACCTATTTCGTTTATTTTCTGCTCTGATATGCCTACTGTACGAAGTAATCTAATGTAATAAACTGCACCTTTGTCTAAATCTTTTTCAATAGCGCTTATCCATTTTTTTAAATCAAACTCTCCAGAAAGAGATGAAGGTAGTTTAGGATAACCTAAAAACGTAAGTAAGTCTTTTAAATCTCTACCACTATGTTTTCTTGTAATACTACCTTCAGAGACTAATGCTAAAAACTTATTATATAAATCAGTATCATAAAAGAACTCTCCTATAATATCTCCTCTTTTACCAGCACGTTTACCTCCCGCTTGGAGCAATGTAGATTTTGTTCTTCTTGGGCTATTTGCAGGAACGCCTAATACGTCAAGTCTTGCATTATAATCCTCAACTGATATCTTTAATCTTGGGTCATCAGCGCCTACAGAAACGTTTGTTGCTTCTGATACTACATATTGACCTGCGATTAATGAGCTTAAAAAGCTTGCGCAAGATAAGTTAAGAGTTGTAATAATATTACCAGTGCTAATATCTGCACTTAGACTATAGTTTATATTTTCAATAGTAAATAAATGTGATAAAAAGTCGCCATCTTTAACACGAGAGTTATCGATTTTATCTGATAGTGATGGAGCAACTTTTTGCCTTATAGCAATAAATCCACCTGGGTCTAATCTGCCACCACCATTTCTAAACATAACCTGTATATGCTCAAAAGGTATTTTCAGACTTATGTTTGAAGTGTGATATGGAGAACTGTGGCTTTCTTGTATATCTAAGTCTGTAATGAAAGGTGATAGAGGTATTGGTATGTTGATATCGTGGTTGTGATATGTAATGTTAAAGTTTTGACCAAACGAATAACCTGTATCATTAGTTAAATATTCTTTAACTTTCTGTATGAGCCATTCAATAAGTTTTATAACAGATTTACCGTTTTGACCGCCTTTGCCATCTTTTAAATCTGCAGCATCTGCAACTGGCCAAGGTATAGGGTTCATAGTTTGTGTTATAGAATTGAATGTATCATCTGGACCTATAATGTTGCCTGATATTACAGTATCATTTTTAAAGTTAATATTATCAGTATTACCGCCAGATGCTGACGATGGAGAATATGAACTACCACTACTGCTTGGTTGATTTTGTTTTGCCATTGTCTATATTTCTCCCTATAGCGTAGGTATTTTATTCTTTAGTTTTAACAAGTCGTTAATGCCTTTTATTGCATCATTGATAGATGTTACAACATCTCCATTTGATGACTCGTAGAATGTTGCTAGCTTCAACATTGCTTTTGTGTTTAACTCAACTGCTTGTGCATTCGCAAATAACTGGTCTTTAAGTTTATCATTAGCTTCTACTAACTGAACTAACTTGTCTGTATTATTACCTTTGTATGTTTCTTGAACTCGTTTAAACTGACCTTTAGCAGTTGCTGAAGATAAAGGTGTTGCTCCTGTTCGAACTCCACCTACTTGTCCTTTGCCTGATGCTATAGCCTTTTCGATAGCTGTTTGACCAGCGCCTCCTGTATCTGATAATGCAAACTGTATTTCGTCTTCATCTAAACCATTACCAAGTAATCTTGCAACGATAACATCTTCAGACATACCAGCATCTCTCATTTGAGCTACTTTTTGTTGTGCAGTTCTATCAGTAGCCATCTTTCGTGCTTCTCTCATAATCTGCACGCCAGTTGCACCTCCTCCGAGTTTTTCTCTTGCTGCTCTAATATCAAATGCCATTGACATATTCTGCCCTAAAGAGCTAAACATTGATGATATGCCTCCAGTTGTAGCATCCATCATCTGTTGATGCGTCATAAACCCTCTGTTTATAGCATTAGGTATGCCCTTAAAAGATGTTGGGACACCGGCAGAAGCTTCAAACCCAACAACTTCGTTAAACATTTGAGACCTTACAGCATCATTTAAACCAAACATATTAGCTTGAGTTCCAAGATTACGCACACCTTCAGCAATCTTATTCATACCACGAGCACCTCGACCCATACCTGCACCGAAGAATGCTAAATCTTGTGGTCCATTAAAAATACCTCTTGCTCCACTACCTCTTGCCTGTAGTTCTTGTATACCTCCTAAGACAGTTGAACCAAAACCTACGTTTTTAAATCTGAATATCTCACGAGCAGAAAAGCTTCTCTCTTGCGCATCTCTTGCAAATCTAAATCCACCGGTTGTTGCTACATCTAATAAGTTCTCCATAGCCATTTCTGGACTATATCCTAAAGCAGCAGCAGCACCATTTGGGTTTGCTGTTTTAGATACTCCAGCAGTTGCGTTCTTGCCCCTAAACGACTCACCTCGAGATACTGCAGTTCTAAATGCAAGTCTTTCTAAGTTTATCATTTCTCCAGTGCGTTCACCTATAACTCCCATATTTTGTGCTATTGAGCCACCTAAACCAAAAGGTATACTTGATGCAATGCCTTGTATTGTTGTTCCTTTACCAAAACTACCAATACCTAACATATTTTTACCGACTTTTTGCATTACTCCACCGAAGTTTTTAAGCCGTTTATCAAATGGGTTATTTACTTCGATATCACCAAAGGGTGTTGGTATTTTAAAGTCTGCGAAGTTTAAAGCTGTGCCTGCTGTAAACATACCCAATCCAATACCAATACCTCCTTCAGCCTTATCACCTCCTCCATCTTTACCACCTCCTCCGCCACCTCCTTTACCTCCGCCTCTGCCTCCACCTTGTGAACCAGTCCCGCCTCCGCTTACTCCAGCTCTTTTCTGAAGATTTAACTGCTCAAATACTCCCATTGGGTCTCCACCCACACCGCCCATAGAGCCACCGGCACCTCCTTTACCCATAGATGCTGCTACTTTATTTAATGCAGCAACAAGTTTGTTATTAGAAGCTATCAGTTTGTTTATAGAGCCACTTAGACCTGCCATACCACCTTTACCAGGAGCTCCTCCTGCACCACCAAAGCTTGGTAGTTTAGAAGCTGCAGCACCTGCGGCTCCACTCATAGCAAAAGGATTAGTAGCTGATGCAGCACCTAAGTTGTTTAAACCGCCAAACTGTGCGCCGCTAAAGTCAGGCATTTGAGGACCGGCTTGGCCGAAAGCTGATAAGGCATCTAATGCGCCTTGTGGAGCTGCGTTATTTGGTCCTGCTCCTCCGAGTAATGGTATCATAAGTTATTCTCCTATTGATATTTTTTAAGCATTTCTATTAGTGAGCTATTATCACCTTCAGCAAAAGCTTTCTCCATTTCAAAGATAGACTTATCAGCAACGATTTCATCTTTGATACTGTCGATATCAAGCTTAACGTCTGATTTGATATCCTTTGCTGCTCTTAATGTAATAACTTCTTTCTTTTTGATTGCTTCTCTTGTTTTGCTATTATAGTCTTTATAAAGAATATCAAACTGCTCTTTTTCTAATGAAAGTAAAGACATTTCAATGTTCTCCCAAGAGATTATTTCTTGAGTATCTAATATCGGGAGCGGAGTAGTTTCTAATTTATTTCTCACTAAAACGAAAACGGGGTTTGCTCTCGTGCTCATCACTCTCGGTATTGTTGTTTCGAAAAAATGCGCCTTCGTGCTGAAGAAGCCTCCCTCCTAGCTCAAAACAAAACTCTAAGTCCTCCCCTGCAGCTTCTAATACCCAGGATGGAGGTGTATCTAACTGACAAACAATACGAGCAATACATAGATGCCTGTTTTTTGTTTCATAAGGTAGTCTATCAAAATAAACACCATCAGAGAGTGCTGATAATACTCTTTCATATTCTAAACGAGCTTTACTGTCCATAACCTTAGAGATAAGTTTAGTTTTCTTAATACTACCATCATCAAGAATGTATTCTAACGGTAGTTCTTTCTTACGTTTCTCAAAAGTATTATCTTCTTTGGACAGCTGCTCAGTTTTCTTTTTCTTTTTAATATCAGCTACTGTAGGCTGTTTATCAATCTTTTCATCAGTCTCTTGTTTAAGCTTTACTAAATCCATTTTAGTTCTCCCTTTTAATGGTATTACATATCTTAATTATATGCTAAGTTATGTTTTTATATAAATACTTTAAAAGAGTTTTATAAAATGTTAAGCATCACTTAAATAAATAAAATAAAGTTAAGTCTAAGCAATATTTAGATGTCGTTTTTTAAACAAAAAAAAATCGTTTCTCTTAAGACACCGAATGATGCACAGTAAAAGAAACGACTTAATCTATATGTTTATAGGTAATATTGTAAAAGTTTAAACAGAGATAAACGTGATTACTCCTTTTATTACTCTAAACCATCAGGATGTCTGATAAGATATAGTGCATCAACAGATACCTGCACACCCATTAGACTGCCTCTATCAACAACGATGCTTTGTGATGATGGACGACATCCTACAACAGTGTAAATCTTTTTATCTCCATCTTGAAGTTCGCCTTCTGCAGCAGCTTCGGCAGCGCTGTCATAAAGTTCCAAATCAAATGGACGACTTGTAAGAGCATTGTTTGTACGAGCTTCTGCTGTAGGATTTTCACCATCAGGAGTTTGCTCAGTTGTAATCATACTACCTTCATCAGCTTCGTCAGCAGAGAGGCCATTTCTATCATTAGTCTTAAAAATTCTAATAAAGTTGATTGTTGCGGTGACGATACGAGATATTGGTGTAATCTCACGGCTATCGATAAATCCTAAACTCTCAACACGACCATTAAGTTGACTTTCTTGTATAGATATACCAGTAGCATACCCAGCAACTTTACCGTCAATTTTAACTATAGCTTTTGCGCCTGTTATTATATTTGCCATTGTTTATCTCCTTTATTGTCCAGCTACAATGTTAGCTGTAATGCGAATGAAGTTGAGTGGCTCAATGAGTGCAACGTCAAAATCTACGAAAACCGTGTCAGCACTTCGTCTAACAGCAATGTTTTTAAAGTCTTGGATAGCACCCAGTTCACGCAAATCAGATAAACGGCTTTTAGCAAGAGTTTTAACTCTATCAACTGTTGTATTTGTAATACGTGAGCCTAACTCAGAAGTTAAGAATTTACGAAGTTCCTTAGAACATATGTCAATACTTTCACGGCAAGAAACCTCAGTGTTTACTGATAGGTTATCTTTTCTATATGAAGTCAAAGACCTTACTATTTCTAAATCATTACTTGGCCCAAGTTTAACAGCAATAACACTCTTCTGTGCAACACTATTGCTATCACGCTCTCTGCTCCATCCTTGAGTTGTATCAAAGATGCTAAGAGACTTACGAGTTAAAGGCTCTGCAGGAGGTAAAGCACCTTGAGCACACATTAAGTAATATGCTAAATACTCAGGACCTTCACTTCTTCTTGCACCTTTATGGTCTGCAAATGTAATACTCTGGCCACAAACTGATAATCTCTCATCATTAAGGGGTAATACGAAGCCTGTATATAGATTAGCAAGTGAAATGCCTGCTGTGCCGCCTACATATCCATTTCTTTCTCTACCTAAAAGACCTGCTGCTGCAATATGTGATTTAAGAAGAATATGATGGTCTGCATCTTGTGAAAGGATTGTAATGGTTGATAAATCAGAAGCTTCTACTGCTTCTAATGCAGCAGCATAGTTTATATCTGATGGTGCACCACCGTCGGCGCCTGCAGAAGAAGGAGCAGTTAATGCAAAGTCATCAAGTATTTCATATCCACCTGCTAAAGTTGCCTCAAAAGGTAAATCAGAGAAAGCTTCAATAGTCTCAATGAGTTTTGCAGTATGTGCGTGCAATACCTTGTTGATGCTACCACCTGTGCCATTAGTAAAGCTCATAACATCAAGCTTAGCTGGGTCTGAGAATGATAGTGCAAGAGGAGCTAAAGCTGCAGGTAATACTGCAACTAACTCATCCATACGTGAGTAATCTGATAATGTAAAGTTTTGAGCAGCCTGACCACTCGGTGTATATGTGAAAACGCCTGCCGAAGAAACTGCAATAGCATCTCCATCAGCAAGTGTAAGCTGTAAGTGATTACTACCGTCGATTAAAAATACTCCATCTTGGTCTTGCCACGGTGCTCTAATCGTTAGTTTATAATAGTCTGCATTCGCAGCCAACTCAGCAGGTAATGTAGAAGGGTCGTCAAGTTGTAAACGTAAGTTATTACCTTGACCACCGTAATATGTGCTGCTTAATGTTAATGCAAGTGCTGCTGATGCGTTGTTTAATGCAAAAGATGCTGCAGTGCTTTGGTTTGCACTAACATATGTAATGCTTCGTGCGATACCGCTTGCGTTTGATAATGAAGACTTATAAATCTTATCGAGTGTTAGAAGCTTTGCATCCATTGGATAAACTTCAGTGAGGTCGAAACCTCCACTACCAAACTTATAAGCTGTCTCAGGTTTGAGTATGGGAAAATCTCCCACTACACAAAGGTTTTTCGCGCCAAGTTGTCCTGTTGTATCGAGAGTATTTACAACATCGACGACAACACTTGGTTCGAAAAGTCTTGTGCCTCTAAATGTAATTGATGATGGCATATTATCTCCTTAATATATTACGTAATATTTTTTTCATTTAGTTTTCGACGATGGTGGGGTTTAACTCCCAAGGTAAGTTGAAAGCAACTTCAGGTGGCTTAGCATTTATTTGTCTTTGCGCTCTATACCTTAATGAACGACCATATACGTCAACATTACTGGTAATCACATCATCTTCAATGTCAAGGCTTGTGCTACTTACAAACTGTATGTTTAAATATCCCATAGCTAAGAAGTTTTTCTTAAATATTAGCATTGATGTCTGAATTGTTCTCTGCAGAACCCTCATTGCATCTAAGTCGTCGCAATAAATATTTAAGTCGCAGTCTTGATTTACTAAAAGTGATAACTGGCCTTGCATACCTCTATTACCTAAAGGCTGAAATGTGTCTGCGCTTTTTTCATCTATAGAAATAGTTATCAGCGGAAACTTTTCGTGCCTTTTTCTTAATGCTATATCAAACTTAATGTCTAATGATGCAAGTTTATTGTAATAGTTTTCTCTTAAAGCTGGAGCAACATCAAAAAACAGAGCTTCAAACTCCACTTTATTGTCTACATAGTATTTAATACCATTAGCTATTGTATGTGATATGTGTAAATCAGTAACACTCATTAGTCAATCTCCATTATACATTCAACCTGTATTGGCATTGCAGTAGCTATTTCGATTGTATTCGTCCTAACAAAAGTATCTCTTATTGTATGAGGATGTCCTACAACAGTGAATGTAGGTGAATAATAATAACTTACAGCAACTTTAGCACCTACGGGAGGTGTGTTTGCAGGGTTATTAAAAGTTATGACCTTACCGTTTAACGTCGTATCTGATATGGGTATTTCTGCATTTAACTGTGCTAATCCATTTACATCAGATGGATAGATATATAGTATATTTACTTCAGTTGGACCGGTTGATAGTTGTATAGAGCGTGTTGTGGGTGTTTCTCTTAAAGAAAGTTGGCCTGCTACTGAGACTTCAATAACTTCACGTTTAACCGTTACGCTATCTAACATTCTAAACCTATCACCATAGCTTGGTAAATGCTCAGGTTCTAATGTAATCTTACATCTTTCTTTTCTGTGAAGTCCATATTTTTCTACGGTTTCTTCTCCTGCTGAAGATGTTAGGATAGCTTTTACTTCTTGTGAAGAGTGTCTAATAAATCCTGCACCTGCACATTTTGGGCAAGCAGAGTTAGGACCTGCTTCATCTGCATCAATATCAACTACATTCATTAAGTTCATACCAAGAGATGTTGCTGATTTAAGAAAACAAGGGCAACTTATAGTTTGCTCCCATTGAAGTCTTAATCCTTTTTGTTGTATTAGTTTTCTAAACTCGCCTATTCTAAAATCAGCACGTGTTTTAGTTAGACTTTGCTGAGGTGTAGGCAATAACATTAGAAACCACTCGCAATCTTAGGCATTTTATACCTTTTCTTAAGAGTTTTCATCGTTGTTTTAAGTTGGTCTTTATATGAGATTATCTTAGCTCCAAAACCTGCGCTTGTTGCAGATGCAGTTGTTGCAATGTTTTGGCTTAATCCATCTACAGCTAAACTAAACTGTCCAATACCGGCGCCAGCTAATAAATCGCCGGCAGTATCTAAAGGAAGTATTGCTGCAGTGTATAGGATTGCTTTTATGATAAGGGATGGGACACAATGTAGTTTAAATGATATAACCATATCGCTTACTGCAGGAGTTATATCTGTTTCTACAGAGAATGTTTTATCACCCTTGTTAAAAACCTTTATTTTTGGGACTTGAGCATTAGCAATATTGCCATTACCATCGTCTGTTATTTCGAATATAAAGTTAGGCCTATCTAATAACTTTTCAGCAATCGCGATGTCTAAAACTTGCGTTGTGCCCTGAGGTATTGTTATTGTGCCTTCTAATAGATTAAATCCTGATGTATAATCGTATGTAAAGTAAGCAGGCACACGGCTTGCTGCATTATAGTTTGATATTGGGTCAATGAGAAGAGGTAATACATTACTAAAGTTAAATGTGCCTATGCTTTCTGCTGTAGGAATAAGTGCAACAGTTGATGTATCAGCTGAAGTTATGTTTAACCATTGCTGTGGGATTTCAACTGGACTATAGTTGCCATAACTAATCTGCAACTTATCAACATTTTTTAGTGGACGTCTATCTAACTGATTAGAATACCACGCCATTCTTTGGTCATTATATAAATCATATCTTTCGCCTGATACTTTAAAAGGCTCTATGTTTATTTCTAACTCTTCTTCGATTAGTGATATTGCTTGGTCAATGCTTTGCTCAAATAACTCATCAGGGAAAGGATTACCCGCATCATCTGTTAAATCTATCCCAGTTAGCATAGTCTTTTTTAATAAATCAACTGTAATAATGTCGCGTAATACTAAAGTCATTGCACATCCTTTTTAGAGTTATCTGTTTAACGTACGTTTTATCTATTTAGACAAGTTGTATGTTTTTATATGTTAAGCATAAAAGCTCAACTGCGTTTATATGATGTCGTTAAAAAAATACCTCCAAGGTGAGGGAGAGCGAAACACCAAGGAGGCTAAAAAACAAATGAATGTTTATTTAATAGATTTTAAAGTTTACCGCTCAAAAACTTTTAGCTAAGAGAAGTATTAACCCTTAACGTTGCGAAGTACGAAGTTCTTACGTGGGACCTTAACTGAAGGTGCACCGAAGAGCATAAGAAGGAACTGCTTAGCAGCGCCAACCTCAGCAAGAGGGCGACGGATAAAGTCAAGAAGACGTGCAAACTCGATGGTGTTTTGGTCCATCTGAGAAATCAATACGCTATCACAATCTTGTCGCTCAAATCCAGCATCAAACCAAGGAGTGCCGAGGATTTCATCAGCACGGATTTCACCGATAAGCTCAGCAGCTTTAATAACTTGAGCAGCAGTTGCAGCAGCACCGATTTTTGCACGATATACGCGAACGTATTTGCAGTTATTAAGAGCGTTAAGCTGGATTTTAGGAATAGCATCACTGTGGACTGTAAGAGCTGCAGAAACTACAGGAGCTCCATAACCCTTCTTGCTTACTGGAACGAAGACATAACGGAAATCACCTTGGTGGTCGCCTACGCCTACTGCTCCCCAACCATTCTCTGTGCCGAAGTTAGCATCATCACCGAGGAACTCTGCTTCGGTACGAACAACTGCAGAAGCGATAACAGCCTGTGCCATATCATTACCTGCAGAAGCAACTGCGGGTGGCTTAAGACGACGGCTGATAAATGGTGCAGCAACAACAGGAACTGGTCCCATTGGGCCCATAATGTGGATACGAGGGCCAGCACCGAGAGTGTGTACGCCTTGGTCTCCCTGATTAACGAGAACCATTGAGTCGTGACGACCATTCTGTGCACTATCAGCAATCAACTTGCTATACTGACGTGGAGACATAAAGATTGCGTCTGGAGCGCCGAAACGAGGAGCGCTATAAAGCTCTCCAAGAACTTCGTGAAGCTTAGAGCCGGTAAGTGCAACACCCTCAAGGTCTTCTTGATTTTGGCTAAATGCTTTACCGAACTGGTAAGGGTTGCGGTCTGTATCGCCATCACGCTCGATTTGCTTCATAACACCGTCGAATGCGAGGTCGTTTACATCTTCATCACCATAGAAGCACTGGACTTCCATCTTACGAAGAAGGCTCATTGTGCCTCTCTCAGTTTCGAGTGCAAGTGCGTCAGCGTTTTGACCAACGATACCTACAAGAGTAGAAACATCAGAGATGGCTCGTTTTTCGGCCATATACTTGATTTTAACTGATTTACGGCTATACTGTGAAGTTGAAGAACCGAATGAGCTATCCCCGCCACCTTCTGAGATGAATGGGTCTAAATCCTCACCGTGGCTATCAATAACAGCATACTCGTGGATGGTGTTAGTAGCTTGGACTTTAGGTAGCATTGGCCATAGAGCCAAATCACGCATAGTGTGTGCAGCTGATGCTAAAGTTCCCTCAATGCTCTGAGGCATAATGGGTGAAAGTGGTCCACGAAGGTCGTTTCCGGAGCCGTCGAGAGCCTGATAACCTACTTGGCTGTTCTTTTGAAGAGCATCATTTAGGCGGGTAAGTTCGTTAATAGTAACGTTTTCATTGATATTTGGCAACATATTAGTTTCTCCTTAAAAATTTACTTTATCAATATCTACACCCGCCTCTAAGCGAGAAATCGCTTTAAAGAGCTGGGCTTTACGGTTGTAATCAGCAGTGTTGAGCTCTGCTACAGCTTTACGTATCATATCTTGTCTATTGAGAGGTGTAGCAACTACTTCCTCAGTGATATCCTCAGCAACAACAACGGTCGCTGATTTGACAACAGGCTCATTCTCAAGCTCTTCTACTTTTTTAGATAGCTCTTCGATTTCCTCTGTTTTCTCTTCTACAGACTTATTGATTTCTTCGGCCTTAACCTCGATAGCTTTTTCAATCTCTTCTTGTGAAGGGATATTTAAAGCAGCAATAACACTGTGAATGTTGTCAAGTTTCTCAGAAAGCAATTCAACCGATTTAGCGAGAGCGTCAAATTTTTCCACTTGTGCCTCGACTAAGCTATCAGCATTTTTTGCAAGAGTTTCTGAGACTGTCTTTTCTACTTCAAGGCTTTCCTTAATCTCTGTTAGGATTGCCTCAACTTTATTTGTCTCTGACATTGTTTAACTCCTTATAGTTATTTTTTTATTCGATGACGTAGGTGGAGGTTGTGCATTTGTATCTGAGCTGAGAACAACGAATACTATACAAACACTCTCTTTACCAGACTGTGCTGCCCTAATAATATTATATATCACGATTATATGATTTTTATTGAGAATTGCACATTTTTTTTTATCATTTATATTTGGATGTCGTTAAAACTTAAAAAACGTTTTATTTATTTAGTGATTATCATTTTTATCTGTTTTTAAGTTTAAAATATTTTATGTATATTTTTACCAATAGACTTAGAAGTTAAAAACAGATAAAATCTGGAGCTTAGTATGAATACTTATCGATATATTCTTTGATTACTTTTACATCCATTCCAAGTCTCAATAAACCTTCAATGAGTTCTTTAAGCTCATCTGAAGATAACTCATCTTGTGGATGCTCTTTGTCCATATCTTCTTCTTCTTCTGGCATACCAATATTCATATCAGCACTTGCAAGTTCTTTAGGTTCTTCTTCTTCTTTTGCACCTTCTAAACTCTCTTCTTGTAAAGCTGATAAGTCAGACATAGCAGGCTTCTCTTTCATTAATCCTTCTAAGAAACGAGCGTATTCCATCATTTGCTGACGGTCCATCTTATCCATTTCTTCTTCAGATTTATATTTATAACCTTTATTCATCTCGAAAGACTGAGGATAATCATTATCTCTATCTAATGAAGGCACTGGAGCAGCTTCTGGAGCTACTACTGCTTCTTCCTCTATGTTATCAAGGTATTCGGGAGAAACGTCCTTAGACATTAAACGGTGTATTTCTGCCATAAGCTCTGGGTCAAGCAACTCAGGATGAAGTTCTAAGAGTTTTCTTGCTTTGCTCTCTGAGCTTTCTCCCTCTTCGTATTCTACTTTAGCTTTATCCATTTCTTCTCGCATTTCAACATCCATATAGTGATAAACTGCTTGAATATAGTCTTGAGCTTTAGTAATCTTGCTTTGGCACCATTCTGGTAAATCTGCATCCATAGGTAATGATTTAAGCAACTGGCATAGCTTTTGAGAATATTCTTCTAATAGCTTGCTTTGTCGATAAGTCATCGGTAAATCATCATCTTCTGATTTCTTTAGTTCTGGCATATTTTTTTCATCCTCCATATCTGATAAAATGTTTTTGACAAGTGCGATAGTAGCCTCTGTGTTAGCAGGGTTGTGAGTTAATGATATGTTTAAAACCTTTGCTCTTGTAATGATGTGAGGGTTTTTCTTATCTCTGGATAAAACTTGTCCTTCAATACTAAACCCTAACTTTCTAACTCCGCCTGCATCTTTCATAACATTAAAATTCTCTACCAAGTCTTTAACGATTTGTTTTTGAGAATAAAGAATGCCTTTAACAGCAGTTGCAGGTTTGCCGTTATGGACAATACGGTTTACAGCAGTTGGAGCTCCTAATATATACTTAGGTTCATTTTTATGGTCGTAGTTTAGGCATCCACTCTTTAAACAGTAACTAAAGTCTAAGCCATCCTGTAAGATTATCTCTCCGTGGCTATCTTCGTGTTCTGTAGTAGCGATACCTTCAATTTTATATGTATCATCATCACTTTTGATTAATGTAAGTCCCGGCTGAAACTTACTAAATACGTCTAAGTGGCTCATATGTATTCCTTCCAAGGTGTGTTAAGTGCTTTGTTTAACTCTATACCGTCGTCTAATAAAGCCTTGAGACTATGTAGAGCATACGACCCAACTATATGCCAGTCAGGACGTTTTGGATTGTATCTGCTTTGAATATTAAAAGCTTTTTTTAGTTGACTATGTGTTATCTTTTGTGATGCTATAGCTTTAGCAATCCTACGTGCTGAGCCAGTGCCTCCACGAAGCTTTTTGAATTTTACCATTGCTTCACTTGACTGTTTTATAATAGCATCGCCTAAACAGATGGTTATATGAGTATCAGACTTAACGTCTGTTTTAACTTCTTCCTTGATAGGTGTATTTATATTAGTTTCTTTAAGTTTATCAACAGATGATTTCTTTTGTAATAAGTCTGCTTTAGCCTTTTCTCTTGCTGATTGTAATGCTTCTAAAAATGACATAGTTTTTTCGCTCTCCTTAACGTATAACCATTGTTGATATGTGTTGTTGTTTATAGATAATATGTAGAGGTGGGTTGTTTGTCTTGTATTTTACCCTCTTTATCTAATGCTTTCCACTCTTCTATAGCTTCTGCTAACGTATAACCATTGTTGGGTGTGTTGGTTGGTTGTTGTTTAGAGACTATATTGTATTTGCGAGGTAAATAACTCATTCATATCCTTTGTTTTTATTTATAAGTATTGAAATATACCAGGGATTGTAAATGTAATAAAATACACAACTGATACATAGTAATGTGCATTAGACTTCTTGTCGTTTTTCATTATTACTTATCTTCCTTTTCTTCACGTTCTATTATCATTTCTGCCCATTTACGACCGCTATCTCCACCCCAGAGCAACCAACTCACAAACCCGTTGTCCTCATACCATTCCTTATTATCAGCAACTTCTTTGTTCTTTTCGTGTCTATCAAAGAATGCCTTCATACGTTTAACTGTATCATATGAGATGTTATCTCTATTAGCTAACTGTCTTGCTCTAACTCTACCTACTTGAGTTCCTGCATCACTTCCGTGTTCTTCTATTGCTTTAATACCTCTTAAGGCTTCATCTGCAATAGCTTGTGTAGGTTTATATGTATCAGACTTAGCTAATCCTTCAACAAAAACTTCTTTGGTTTCTGAAGGTGATAAAGCTTTTTTACTCTCTAAATGTTCTTCCCATAACTCTTTATCAGCACTTCTTGCACCACTTTTACTGTCAAATAAGAATGCGTAAACTCTTGCACGAGCCCAAGACTGAGGTGTTTGGCCTGGACGATGTCCTGATGTAGCATATGCTGCTAAGCCTTTATCATAGACTTCTTCAATAATGCTTCTTTTAACTCCACTTACTTTAGCGCAAGCACGTAAAAACTCATCTTTCCCAGGCTTCTTTATCTCTTCTCTTACTTCATCAGCTTTCTTAGACTTCGTTCCTTTATTTTGTTTCTGTTTTTTTTTATCCATCTCATCACCGGGTAATGGAGAATAGTCTACCTCACCAGTTTCTTTTTGGCGTTTCTTACGTCTTTCCATTTCTGCTTCACGCTTACGTTTAGTTTCTTCATCTAAACCTTCGAAGTATTGAGCAGGATGTTCTTGTCCATCTCCATCTATATCTACTTTAGCTTTATCAATAGAAGTATCAGCACGATTAACGTCTTCACCATCTAACTCTAACTCTTTATCGTGCTCTTCTTCTACAGCTTCTTCGAGACTTATTTCATCATCCTTACCAACCTCTTCAGCAACAAGGATACCGTGCTCCTTGATAGTAGCTATCTTGATACCTGTGTAAGCTGCTGCGAGTATATCACCATCATCAAGTTCAGGCAAATCGTGCACAGTTCTAATCTCATTTAAAGTCATATACTTCATTTTGTGCTCTTCTAACTTCATTTTATCCATTAGAGAAACACTGTCTAATCCTGTAAATACTAATTTGTATCTATCGTCAACTTGGTCGATAATATATCTGTTTATCCACGACTGTAATGACCTAACTAAAGGACGTAAACCTTTTTCTTTACCCATTAAAACACGCGCAGATGGGTCTGTTCCAAATAAAGATGAGCTTTGGGTTTCACTACCAAAAACAAATCCGATTTCTGCTGGGTCAATCTGGTAAACACCACAAGCTACTTTTATTAAGTAGTTTATCCAGTTATTATATTCCATCTCACGATTAGACGGCTGAAGGTTTATTGATGAAATATCTTCTTTCTCATCTGGGTCTAACTGTATGAGTGGAGTTCTTTTAGCATTACCAACACCATTAAGCATTTGATAAAACTCACGCCTAAAACTTCTAAATAGCTGTGGAGCCATTTTAGACTTAACTGCGATAATGCCATTAGCATTTATACCGTTTGTAAAGTTTGCAGAGTTATATGTTTCTGCATTGAAAAGGTTATTTAAAATCCCGTATAACTCTTCTAACTCACTATGTCCTAAACCTTTACGTCTGATATCAGTACGAGGACGTCTAATACCAAAGCAGAGTTCATCCTGTTTATACTCAGCAACAACTTTATTGTTTATTACCTGTATATACCTAATACCAGCAGGGTCTTTGCGTCCGCTTTCTATTTCATCTTCTGTTAGAGGAGCTTTTTTAATAGTTGTAGCATCAACCGGCATAAATCCAGTGATTTGACCTTTTCTATTTTTTATTATTTCAAAACAAGCTTTATCGAATACTAAACTATCTCTAATGATTTGTCTAATAAAACTTTCGAAAGTAAGCTCATAATCAATAACTGATGAACCACAGTTTTGTAGAAACTGATTAATAGCAACGATATTTTTCTTATCGTCATCAGTCATTTCTGCGTGCTCATCTTTTAAAACTATTTTATATCCTAAATCTTCATCAGGAGAATATTGTCCAAACTCTGCACACTGATTTATTCTACTTCCTATGATAGAAGAGATTAAATGGTGTTTAGACATATTAATAAGAGCACCTTGATTTAAGTTATCAGTTTGTTGCTCTTCAAAGTAATATTTCTTACCACTTCCGCTATAACTACTCATCATACGTGAGTTTGCGTGGTCGTATGGGTCTATATCTTTATATTTAGCTTCTTTTGCTATTGCGTCAATAATATGCTCGTCAGGAGTATCATCCCCAAGATTTAAAGGCTCAACACTTTTAGCTAAAGTGCTGTCCCCACTCTTATTTGGCAAAAATCTATCATACCAAGGCATTATTTACTCCTGTTTTTTTTATTTTGATAAGACTTCTCTACTAATCTATCAACTTTTTCTTCAATACTGTTTGTAAGCTTCTTGATGTCGTCAAGCGTCTCAAATAACTTCTTATAAACTGATTGCATATCCGGATTGTCTTTCATTCTATCCTCACTTTAGGTATATAGTATTAAGTATCACATAAATGTGAAAATATTATGAAAGATTTAAAGATTTTTAAGCTTTATCGTCCATAAGGTTTGAAACGTTTGTGTCTATTCTGATAAGTGTATTACTTATTTCGTTCATATCTGATTTCATCGCGCTGATTTCTCGACCTAAGTCTCGAATATCACGTTTATGTTCTTTTAACTGCTCAATCTCAGTCTCCATCTTTTGGAGTTTCTGCGCTGTTATTTTACTATCTTTATGAAAAGTATAAAACAAGCCTAATATTCCAATGATTGAGCCCAAAGACAACATTAAGTTATTCTCCATATTTGCTTGCTCCTAAATAATATATATTAAAGGGCCCCCACCTGACCTATTATGCCCGGAGGGCTCCTCCTATATTAAATAGGGTTATCCATTTTACTTCTGTTTAACTTAAATAAGTTATCCGATAAAACATAGGACAAAGAAAAAGAGATTAAGCCAAAGCCTAACCTCCTAATCTTATACTCCAGTTAGTCCTACAGATTTCCAAGTGTTTGTAGCAACGCAAACGTAAAGGTTAGCACTGTCAAATCTCAAATCGCCAGCTGTTCCTGTAGCTGAGCCAGAAGCTGGAGCACTACCTTCCATACGAAGTAGACCAACAACATTACCTTCACAATCGATAGAAGCTGCTTCAAGAGCACCAATGTCCATATTACCCTTAGTATAGTTTCCACTTACAGCAACAACGTCTGAAGATGGCTCTGTATCGTGGGTAAAGGGCTTGAATTTATCATCAGTCTCATCGAAGAAGAAACCACAGAAGCTGCTTGAAGAACGCTGTGAATAGAAACCGTGGTCAACTGCTGAAGTATTATTTACGCCAAGCTCGAGGAGTGTATCACCGAGTGTGACTGTCGCAGCAGCAGCAGTTAGATTACCACCAACAACTACATTACCAGTTGAAGTAATATTACCACCGACTGCCAAGTCGTCTGCGATGGTGACGTCAGAAGGTAAACCGATTGTAATAGTATCGTCAGAGATAGAAGTCTCAATCTCATCATTTGTTCCGCTAATAGTAAGCGTTCCACCAAGGTCAATATCGTTAGAAGTTCCACTATCAGCTGCAAGTGTAAGATGGTCATTAGCAATCATTGCGTTAGAAATCGCATCGTTAGCAATAGCTGAAGTTAGAGCAACGTTGCCAGAGCCATCAAAAGCAATATTAGCAGCGGTCACTGGACCTGAGGTAATACCGATGTTCTTAGTTGCAGCAAACTTAGTAGCTGTTGCAGCATTACCAGAAGTTGCAGCGTTAATGGTTGATGGGAGACTGAAGGTAAACTTGTTATCTCCAGCTGCATAAGCAACGTCAACCTCATTTGAAGTTCCTGCAATATCGATAAAGCTACCTAAAGCAATAGTTTCTTGTGAAGACCCAGCAAGTTTAAGCTCGATACCACTATTTTGGAGTTTAGCATTAGCGATTGAGCCAGCAAGCATTGCATTGGTAATACCAGTGCCTTTAACCTGTAGATTACCAGAGCCATTAACTTCGATTGAGCTGTCATCAACCTCAGAAACCTTAAGATAATCCTCAGCAAGTTGTGAGTCAGCAACATCACCATCGAGTGCAGAAGTTCTATAAGCAGTTGCGTCAGAAAGGTCAAATGCTGGATTAGCATCAGATTGACCTAAGTTAAGAGAAACGCCACCGAATGAAACTGAGCTGTTTGCAAGGTTTCCGTTAGAGATAGACCCTGCAAGCATAGCATCAGTAATAGTATCATTAGCAATAGATGATGTAAGAGCAACTGCTCCAGAACCATCAAAACTTACATTAGCTGCACGAACTGGTCCAGCAGTAATACCAACATTAACTGCGGCGTTAAGAGCAGAAGCTGTAGAAGCGTTTCCACTTAATGCTGCTGAAATTGTAGAAGGTAGACCAATGGTAAAGTCGTTAGTAGATGTGCTATAAACAACATCAACTTCATTAGTTGTTCCCTTGATTTCAAACTCACCACCGAGTGCTAAAGTCTCAGAGTTTGAGCCATCACCGATAGTAACGCCTGGGTTAGCAAGCATATCGTTAGTGATTTGGTCATCAGCAATGCTTGATGTAAGAGAAAGATTACCTGTTCCATCAAATGAAACTGCAGCAGCGCGGATTGGACCAGCGCCGATTGCGAAAGTTCTTGCAGATGCCAAAGCAGTTGCAGTTGAAGCATTACCAGTAAGCTCACCAGCAAGTGCAGTAGCGCTAACAGAAGAAAGTCCACTTACTGATGAAGGTAGACCGAATGTGTATGTGCCATTTGAGCGAGATACCTCAAGCTCATTAGAAGTTCCTTGAAATACGAGTGCTCCACCAAGCTCAATAGTAGCTGGAGTAGTTCCATCACCGAAAGAGTATCCTGGGTTAACGAGCATATCATTTGTGATTTGGTCATCAGCGATAGTAGAAGTTAAACTAACTCCACCACTACCGTCGAATGATACGTTAGCAGCTCTAACTGGTCCAGAGCCGATAGCAAAGTTTTGTGCTGATGCTAAGGTTGTTGCAGTAGTAGCGTTTCCACTAAGAGCACCTTCGAATGTCCCAGCAACGAGAGTAGCGCTTGAGCCACCAGTAAATGTGGTTGAAGGCTCAGAAGTCATTTCGTGAATGAGTTTAAACTTACTATCAGATGCATCACGCATTAGACCAGCAAACTTATCTGCTCCGTCGTTATATAATCCGTAAAAACCAATGTCGATTGCATCGCTACTATTTCCGCGAGCAAGTTTGATTAGTGGGTCTTCAACATCCAAGTTAGATACTTGAAGTGAAGTAGAAGTGCCGGTTACAGTAAGATTACCCTGGACTTCAACGTCTCCAGAGGTCGTCATTGTTTCGGCTTGAATATCACCTACGTGTGCTGTGCCCCATTTTACTGAGGTTGTGCCTAAATCGTGGGCTTTATTACTATCTGGGCGTAAACTTGACATTATTATGTCCTTTCATATGTGCATTCTAAATGCGTATTTATATTGTTTTAGATAGAAACTCTTTAGATGCGTATCGTTATTAGTATATATCCATTACTATAGTTATTTATACAAAAATATAAAATTTTTATTGATGTCGTGTAAAAGCAAACAATAGTCTTAACTGCTTGCCTCTACTCTTTTTACCTCTCGCTATACCTTAGAGGTCAGCTGGAGAAGCTGTGTGGCCTGTAAATACTGCATCACCATTTGACTGAACATCAAAGTGGATATCTGAGCATCTCTCTGCCGATGTTCCATACATTATAAAGTCGAAACCAAATCCGCCTGCTCCGAAGCCATCAAGATATGATTGACCTAAGTTGTAAGCGAATGGGCCTGCGTGCCCTCTAATGATAGGTGAGTTGTCCATAATAGCTGATTGTGTAGAAACATTGTTTCTCATCATACCACCACAACGTTGCTCCAATGAAGTAGCTCTTGTCTGTAGTGCTGTAATATCAGTATCATTACTTACGATAGCAGCTTCTGCAGTATCTAAATCATCAACAGCAGTCTTAAGTCGTGCATCTAATGCTTCACGTGCACCCTTCATTGTAGAAGCAGCATCCATAAAGTTTGAACCACTGTGTGCAACGTAAGTCCCGCCAGAAGCTAAACCTGCAGCAGTTTCAATAGCATCAACTTCAGTTTGCAGTGCAGAAATACTTCCACCACTAACACTTGAGATATCAGTTTCATTAGTTTTAACTTGACGGTCCAAAGCTTCAATAGCTTCGATAACATCTTCAGCGTTATCAATAAAGTTTGTATTCGCATAGTTGTTTTTCTCACCAGTCGTTGATAGACCAAGAGAAGCAATCATATTAGTGCGAATGTCGCTTAATAGTTTTTGGTTAGTATCTAATGTGCTTAATGCTCCAACGATTGTTGATGAAGAGTTTAAGAAGTTTGTGCCACTGATACTTAGACTACCATTTGCTGCTAATCCTACAGATGCTTCAACAGTATTTATTGCAGCTGCATTAGCACTGTCTCCACTTGCTCTTGCAGTTTCTTCTGCGTCAACTTCATCTTGTGTAGTCTTAAGCTGTGTATCTAACTGTGTAATAGCAGCTTTAATGCTTACTCCACTTGTTGCATAGTTTGCACCACTTATTGCTGTATAACCACCATCGTTATCGAGACCAATGTTAGTTTCGTGAGTATCTGCTAAATCTTCTAATGCCTGTATCTCAGTATCATTAGAGGATAGTCCACTTTCTGCGTTAGTAACTCTAAGGTCGAGAGCTGATAGTTGGACTGCAGTTGCCTTTGTTGCCAATGAAGAAACGTTTGCTTGCACAGCAGTATCGAGAGCAGTAATCTCACCTACGATACTTGATGCACTATCCAAGAAGTTTGTCCCACTTCGAGAAACATATGTTCCTGACGTAGATAATCCAATCGCAGCTTCTTGTGTATTGTTTAATGCGATTTGTGCAGTAATCTGATTTGCATTACCAAGAATATCACCAGCGTTAGTAGCAATCTCTGGGTCTAATGCTTCTACAGCAGCTTTTAATGTTGAAGATGCTCCAAAGAAGTTAGGAGTTATTGAATATGAAATGCTGCCATTTGCGTTAAGACCTAATGAAGCTTGGCTCGTATCAACCTCAGATTGAAGCGTAGAAACACTACTTGATGAAGCCTTAGTTGCTATAGCAGTCTCATTAGTTTTAACTTGTGCATCAAGCGCAGTAGCTTCTCCAACAACTGATGAGGCACTGTCTAAATAGTTAGAGCCACTTCTACCAACATAAGCTCCAGCAGTGCTTAGACCGATTGCAGCTTCTTGAGCTGTTTGCAAAGTATTTAAAGCTGCAATATCACTATCATTATTCGTAATAGCAGTTGCATTACTAAGACTTCTTGCTTCTGCAATCTCTAAATCATCTTGAGTTTGCTTAAGTTGCACATCTAACTGGTCCACTGCACCTTTTAAAGTAGAAGATGTAGCATAGTTTGCGCTAACAATAGCAGTATAACTACCATCAGACCCTAAACCAATTCCACTTTCAATAGCATCAACTTCTGTTTGTAATGCTGTGGTTACAGAAGAAGCTGCCTTAGTTGCAATAGCTGTTTCATTGGTTTTTATTTGGGTGTCCAATAAACTATCAGCTGCCTTTAACGTAGACGCTCCTGATAAGTAGTTAGAGACGCCAGGAGCTGTATAACTGCCTGCGCCACTTAGACCAGCACCAGTTTGTGTTGCATCTAACTCAGATTGAAGAGCTACAATAGCTGCTTCACTGGTATCACCCTCAGAAACGATTGATGTAATCTGTGTTTCAATAGCAGTAATGTCTTGTTCGTTTGTTCTTACTTGTGCGTCTAATAAACCTATTTCTCCTACGATAGTAGAAGCGCTGTCTAAATAGTTCGTACCACTTCGTGAAACGTAAGCGCCTGCTGTGGATAGACCAATTGATGATTGATTAGCATCAACTTCACTTTGAAGAGCAGAAAGACTTCCGCCACTCTCTAATGCTGTAATACGTACGCCTTGAGCTGTAATATCAGTCTCATTATCTTTAGCTTGCGCATCAACACCAGCCACTGCTGCTTTAATCGTAGCAGATGCAGAGTAAAAGTTATTATTTGCATAGGAGCCTAAAGTTCCGTTTGCGTTAAGACCAACAGAAGCTTGTGTAGCATCCAGTTCAGCCTGATTACTTGCTGTGCCTTCCAAAGAAGTTACACGAGTGTCTAAAGCTGATATATCACTATCGTTAGAAGTTATATTAGTCGTATTAGTAGCGATAGAAGCTGCATTAACAACAATAGAAGCTTCAGCAGTGTCTAAATCATCTTGGGTTGTTTTAAGCTGTGTATCTAATGCAGTTATCTCACCAACGATATCTGTTGCGCTATCTAAGAAGTTTGTGCCGCTTCTTGAGACATATAAACCTGTTGAGCCTAAACCTACGCCAGCTTCAATTCTATCAACTTCAGCTTGGTTAGAAGCTCCACCCCCTGATAAACTATTTATTTGGTCTTGGAGGTTTGTTATATCAGCGCTAACTGTAGTAAAAAACGCTGCGTCATCATTTATTGCTGCTGCTAACTCGTTAAGTGTATCAAGAGCTTCTGGAGCTCCATCTAATAGACTATCAAGTTGTGATTTTACAAGAGCAGGCGACATTGCAATATCTGAGCGAAGTCCAGCTGCGGCCTCTGCTGCAGTAGCGAAGCGTACTAAACCTTCACTTGATGCGGAGGCCTTATCTTTTGCGGATATCAAAATTGCCATTATTTATTTCCTTTCGGTATGTTTTTAGTTGTTAAGTCTTTATTCGTTCTCGTTGATGAAACCGACATAAAGCTCTACGTCAGCAGCTGCAACGCCACTAAATTCGAGTTTAAGAGCATCAAAAACTGGGTCGATGTCTTTACGACCAATGATTACTGTATCAGCGCCAGCA